TTTCGAATACAAAGGTTATATACAATAAGGAAACTAGAGCGTATAACCCTAAAGTACGTATAAATAAGCAGAAGATGACACTGGGAGAGTTTGGGTGTGCTTGGAGTCATATAAAGATTTACCAAAAACTACTAGCCGATCCAGATGCCGATAATTATCTTGTACTCGAAGATGATGCTAACATAGTTGGGGATCTGAGTGTCATAAGAGATTTACCGTTAGATTTTGATATTGCTCATGTAAGCGTAAGCGATATGCATCCTTTCATAAGAACAACTCCGGTGAATAAGTCTTTCTTCAATATCAAAAAGGAGTACTTTAACCGTTTAACCGGGTACGTTGTTTCAAAGGCAGGAGCAAAAAAGCTACTATCTATGACCAATGAAAGTATTAATTTGCCAGCAGATGATCTTCTTTCGAATAGCTTTATTATCGGAATGATTCAAGTTATTGTTCCACCAACTCCTGTTTTTACGTTTACGAAGGATATTGTATCAACGATTGACTCTATAGAGTCAAGATAGTTTTCTCTTTAGGGTGTTCTGGCAAAGTACCAGCAGCCCGATGAGTTTGAACAGTATTCCAAATATCCTGAAAGCTTTGAAGATTACTCGTGAGCCACATCGGATCTCGCTGAACCGTTGAGAGACGATACTTCTCAAATACCCAATATACAGTTGTCCACCACTCAGTTTCTAGAGTAGGCATCATTTCGCGGCGCCACGTTGCGACATCACGCTGGTCTTCAATTTCACGGTAGACAACCTTTCCACTCTCGTCAATCGCAAACCAAGATTTGTACTGAGCGGTAGATTCTAGCCATTCAGTATACGTCACTTCCTGAAACTTCATTTCGACATAATCACACTCGGCCATATCGGTACACTCCAGCTGTAGCTGCATTTGGTGATAGTATGTCGAAGGTATAGGTGTGTCATTAGAGAAATCTCGAGAAATTGGGCACTTGAACTCAACTAACTTTCCATACCGAGGATCGGTCTTGTCGGAAGTCAGAAGTATACCGTCCGGAGACGCACCCAGAAATGAATGATCGCGATGAGGAATGCATGTCGTATCTTCAATACGAACTCCGGGCTGAATATACGTCGTGTAAATATGCTTGGCAATCGGTTCAAACCGCGTTCCCCACATAAGAGCTTTAGGGCCAAAATTTGACTGCTGTTGCTGTCTAGGTACAAGTTTTGACATCACAATCTCGTGTTTGAGAGCTGGTGATGCGTCATGAACCGCCTTATAAATTTCAGAAGCTGTTAGCATTTCACCACGCTTAGTATGCCATGCGTCAGTGCGCTGATCATTATGTCCGTACAAAAGTAAGATCTGTTCAACTTTATCTAGGTCCATTTGAATATATAGGTTTAGATTAACTAAACCCGTTTTCAGGGTAGGTAAGAATGTTATAGTAAATGGAGATCCAAAGTCAGGAACAATGGGTACTTTATCGCCTCGAGCGATTTTATACCCTCAAGAACACTGAGCGTGTTCGTGACATTCTGTCGGGGAAGTCTAACCTATCTCTTCGCCTGATTGATTGGTTCGTGACCAATTATGCTAAGAAGTACAACATTTCGTATATGACGAAATCCAATAAGCATGTGATTGTGTACCTGTCGTACAAGTCTCATCTGAAGGCTTACAGCAAGAAGATGTTCGACCCGTTCTGTCGATGGAAGCGTATTAAGTTTCGGGAAATGGATACAACCGTTGGACAGCTGAATTTCTTTGAGTGGGCAATTTCTGATGAAGTTCTAGATTACCTTGAAAAGAACCGCGAGACGATTCATACCGATATGGAGACGCGCCTACACGAAGCCAAAGAAACTGATGGTCCAAAGAAGAAGCGGCACGAGCTTTCACACTCTGCTACCAAATCTATGACCCATCATGATGTGCGTGTAACTGTAAAGTTTGATTAACTTGTTACTGAATAATGTACTCGATTCTAAAAAACAACTATGTCTACCGAGATACATCGGAAGATATAGCTGATCATGATGATGATTATGATGCCGAGGAGTGGCATTATAACGGTAGGGATGTATACCGCGGATCTTTGGATCGTCAGTATGAATGGAACGTGTATTCTCTGTATGACGAAAACTCAAAACGGGTAGGTATCGCCGAGCATCATCCGGAACACCCAGAGATCTTTTTCTCGCTCTGGTTTGGTAAGAACGTGTTCTCGACGTTATTTCAAGAAGAATGGGAATGCAAAGATGCTACTGTTTGGTCTATTTTATCAAACGAAGCTTATCAGGATTGTTTAGAAGACGATTTTAAAACCGTCTTTGATAAGACGTTGAGCACGAATATTCGACTCATGACTCCCGAAATGGTAATCAAGATGCCAGAGATCCACGAATGCCCAAGATGTGGAAAGAAGTCGCTTTTACCTCTGAACGGTTGTCCCGAAGTAAAAAAACTTTACATTGATGCTGATTCCTCAGTACTATTCATTGATGAGTCTTTTGTTATGTATACTGCTCCCGCAGATTCACGTGTTTGGTCTAAGGTACACCCGCGCCCGCAGCCGGGCGACGGCGAGGCTGGCGACCAGCCGGCGCAGACACTGGAGTCTGCTCAGTCACCTCCTGAGCCTGAGACCCACCACCATAGCCCGAATCCTCATTCTGGGTCTGAGTATCCTGCTGAGCATGAGACTCCTCATCCTCTACAATCGTAGGGGGCGCAGCCGACTCGTCATCAAACATCTGCGCAGCCGTACGGCGCATCTGAGGGAATACCTGAGCAGCCGTCAGACGCCACGTCACACCAAAGCCACCACCAGCAATCACATAGATGCTGCCGCTGACTGCGAGGTTCGCCTCAACACCCTTTGGGAAGATTGAGGTCAGAGACTCGGGCGTAACATACGTCACAGGGTTGCGCGACGCATCCACGATCTCCGTAGACACGCGACCGTCATAGACAGGAACCTTGACACGGAAGCTGGGAGGATACTTGCCATTCGGCACGTACTCGCCATCCACCTTGTCGGTAGAGAAGCTCAGAATCCGCTTGAAGCTGTCACGAATCGCCTCCTCAGAACGCTTCTTGCCGAACCACTTGGTGCTGTTCTCCACAGCAGCCTTGATAATGTGATTCTCGAGATCGGCTAGGAGATTGTACAGCTTACCGATATCGTCGGCGCCGGTCGAACGATCCTTGCCATACGGGTCACATCCCTTCAGAGAGCCGATCAGCGTGTACGTCTTCATACCATTATCGCCCTCGCGCACTAGGCACCCGCCGGGGTAACCTACACGGGGCAGACGAATCAGAAGACTGTTGCTATTATAGCGCATCGTGATTGATGGATTGCGACCTGCCTTAGCCTGACCTACCTGGAACGTTACGTTGTTGACATCGATAGAGCTCGAGTGAATAGGGCCGTTCATCTTCTTGTTGTTGTGATCTTTATAGGTTAGAAAGGTGTAAATCCGTTTTCGGGGAAACAAAACCAAATTTGCGTTTTAGAGGAAAGGAAACGAGAACATTAAATAATGGTGCTGTGTGCGTCTTGTAGAAACAAGACAAGTAGTGAACAGTGTCCGTCCCAAGCCATGAAAGGATTGCTGTTTTGTGGCAAACATGCTAAGACCAAGACGAAGCGATTATGGGCAGACGCAAACAATGGGAACCAGAAAGCCATCATTGTCCAAAAAGTATGGAGGGGGTATTTTTTGAGACATAGATTGAAGTTGGCTGGAGAAGGTGTTCTGAATCGTAAAGATTGCCACAATACTGAAGAATTGGTGACTATGGATGAAAAGGGAAAACTGCACCCGCTTGATTATTTTTCGTTTCGAGAAGCTGATAAGCTTTGGTGGTTTGATGTTCGGAGTTTATACCATATTCTGAAAAGATCACCAAAACCAGAAAACCCTTATACCCGTCAAGCTCTAAGCATTGAAACGCGAAGACGATTACGTGACGTATGCCGAATACGAAAGAAGTTGACGATAGATAATTATCACGATGCTCCAAAACCTGAACAGTTTGCAGAGTTAGTCAACGAAAAGTGGTTGACCATATGTCAGATCATTGAAGAGAACGGGTTCTTTGATATGAACCACTTGATGTTTTCGTCATTGAATAGATCGCAGATGTATGTCCTGATAAACCTTATTCAGATGGACATGGTTGCTTTTGCGACTGAGCATTCTATACGCTCTAAGAGGTATCATTACTTGCAATGGTTGAGAACATGTTTATCAAATTTCGAAAAGAATAGAACAAACCGACTTCAATGTTCTTGGGCTGTTTCTAAGGTACTTTTATCAATTTTGTACGATTGTCAAGAGAACTACCCCGTGTGTTTCATAATTGTGAGCGCCATTTGTAGATTGTGATTTAAACAGGTAAGGACTACTAGTAGTATAACAACCGCGTTAGAAATGTCGACTTCTAACTCTGCCATTAAGTCAAACACGAAGATGCCTGCCAAGAAGACCGCCGCCCCCGCCGCTTCCCCTGCCCCTGCCCCCGCTGCTGCCCGTGGTCGCAGCCCCGCCGCCAAGAAGGCCGCTGCCCCTGCCAAGAAGTCCGCCGCGAAGGCTGAGGTGACGGTGCCTGTAGTTGACTCCGCTGCTCCCGCTGTAGCCGCCGATGCCGCCGAGACTCGCTCTGCCTCTGTACTCCTCACGGACCTACAGGAGCACCTCAAGACGCTCGGCACGGAGTGGACTACGCGTGTCCGCTCGCTGGTTGCGGAGGCTGGTGAGGCCCTCAAGGCCCTGAAGCGCGATGTTCGCAACTCCAAGCGCCGCGTGCGCAAGGACCCCGCGGATATGACGCCCGAGGAGAAGGCCCAGTGGGAGGCCCGCCGCGCGAACAACGCGTTCCTGAAGCTCCGCCCGATCACGGATGAGCTGGCTTCGTTCATGGGCCTGCCGGCCAAGTCCCAGCGCTCCCAGACGGATGTCACGAAGTTCATCTCGACGTACGTCAAGGAGCACAAGTGCTTTGACCCCAACTTCAAGCGCCGCATCATCCCCGATGCCAAGCTCGGCAAGCTGCTCCGCGTCAAGGACGGTCAGGAGGTCACGTACCTGAACCTCCAGTCTTTCCTGAAGGTCCACTTCATCAAGACGGATGCGCCCGCCGTAAAGGCTTAAACATCCTTTCCGGATGAAGGTCTCGCTTCCTTAAAGCGGGTGGTGGACACTGGCGTAAACTAAATCAGAGTTGAAAAACTATTTCATGGACCAAACGGTTTCATAAAATAGATTCTTAAGAATAAATGCTTATTGGACTTTTATTCGTTATTTGGGGAGTGTACGTCTTTGGATACGGTATTTACGTGACAGCTAAGAATAGCCCTGGAAGTGATGGTCTCGGCTGGTTTTTAGCTTTCCTCGATATCTTTGGTGGAGTGATGTTCACGGTTGCGGGAATTATGTTGTTTAATGTCCAGACTCAGCCGGTAGTTGCATTTGCCGGTGGTGCGAAGAAGCTGATGGGGTTGTAAATCTTCCGTCCAGTATAAACAAATGTTTGGTGCAATTGGAGGATCAATCCTTCTTCTATTTGGACTCGTGATTGTTGGGTACACAATTTATGCCATGTTGGCAAAGACTCCGTCAACCACGATCGGATGGGTATTCCAGTCATTTTACCTAGTTGGCGGTCTCATAATTTCATACTATGGATATCGGACTCTATACCCACCCCCGCCTCCGCTTATGACTATCGGTGGACTCCGCCGGCGGTAAAT